AACGTAGGGTGACCGAGCACGGTCACCTGCACGCGCTCGGTCACCCTACGTTTGGGTCCCGGTGCCGGGATGTTGCGATCGACGCTGCTGACCGACATCAGCGATATCGCCGGCAAGTCTGTGCCCTGACGACGCTGGCCTGGTATTAGTATGCCAGGCAGACGGTCGGCCACGATAAGGTCGCCCGCCGAGCCATTAGCGTCAGTGGTAAGCGCCGAGATGATAGCCTTTACCTCTACACTGGCGCGGCCCCGCACTGTGCTATTGCCCAAAAATGCCTTAATCGCGTCATCTGCTACAACCTGTTCGCCGATGGTTTTGAATTGAGGGGCCGTATCTTCGGCTACCCTACGAGCAAGCTTTTGCTCGACCTCGTCAAGGCGGGCTTTGGCATTGTTAAGCGCGGTCAGTGCTTCATCGGCCAGCTGCTTTGTAGCCACAGATAAATCTTCGCCGCGCTGTGCTTTGCCCAGCGCTTCTTCGGCCAAGGCCTTTACCTTGTCATGTTTGCTATCAAGATCAGATTTGATTTCGTCATGCTGCGTGTCGAGCATACAACGCAACTCTGCCTGTTTGCCATCAAGACTGGCTTGCACTTCACTGTAGCGGGCATCGAGCACGCCTTTGACTTCGCCGGCAAGCTGCTCGGCCGTTTTTTGATCGCTCATATAATAGTCCTTAGTCGTGGGATATTGGTCAGGCGCGTATTTGCACCATCAGGGCCGACAGAAAGTCGGAGGAGTTGCTGCCAGACTCGCTCCGGAACAGCGGCACCAGACCTTTACCCGCAATTGCGGTGGCCTGACTTTTCGAGAACCCTGCCTCACGCAGGAAATGCTCAAATTCACGAAGCGTTGGCAGGCGCCCATCTTCGAGGATCGATTTTACACTGGTTATGACCGCCCGCTCGTTCATTGGAATGGTAACCAGGCTCACTTCATAAAGGGAAAGTTCAAGCAGTTGACGGGTCTTGCCCACCAGTTGCTCGCGGATAGTCCTATAGCCAATGGATAGCCCGCCAATCGCGCCATCACGGACCAACCCATGAGCCTCTTGGCCAGATTGGGAAGATAGCGAAAGCTGGCCCTTGACGATCAGTCCCTCGCGGCTCTCTGCAAATTCAGTCCACACACCTGCCGGACGCGTTTGGTCGTGGAACATCAGCATGGGCACTGACTTACGCCCTTTAAGAGATCGGTTAAGAGCCCCTGGAACAATAACATCGCCGCCGGCATCAATATTGCCGTAACCTGCAGCGACCCCCTCGATCAGGCCACCGTCAGTAACGGCCTTCGTATCTAAGATGAAATCCAGGTGGTTCATGCAGTAACTCCATTATCAGGCACAGGTAGAGCAGCAGACGTATCGGGTTGCCTTGATCGAAGGTTGATTTGATTGATGGGGACAAATTGCATCTGCATTCGCGGAACCTCACCACCTTCGACAGGCGGTAGATTTTCAAGCGCGCGCACCTCGTTGATGGTCATCACGCCGTTGCTTAGCATTTGCTGGTAGAAGGAAGCGCGCGCGCCGCTATCGCCGCGCAAGAGGCCTTCGAGGTTAAACTCAATAACGATCCCAGCCTGACGGTCAGCAGGCGATAGAAGCTGTTTAGCAAGCGCCTGCTCGATGCGTTTGAGGCGCCGGCGAAGCGTGAACTTCTGGAACCCCAGTGTCTGTTGTTCGAGCCCCGTACCCCAACTGGTAGCCTTCTCGGTGTGTCCAACCATGAATGGCGGCACGCCAAAAAACCGGCAGACCTCCTCGACCGAAAAGGCGCGGCTCTGCAGCATCTGCGCGTCTTCCGGACTGATCGAAAGCTGGACCCAGTCCATGCCACGGTCGAGCAACATCGGCCGCCCGGCATTGATCGCGCCAGCAAACTTCTCTTGCAACAATTCTTCGGCGTTTTTGCGCTGATCAAGGGTAAGCGTGTCAGCCGTCTTCAGTAAGCCAGAAGGTCGCACCCCGTTGCGAAAGGTATCGCCTGAAGCCCGTTCGATTGCCTGTGCGAGGCCAAAAGCCTGGCGACCGAATGAAAGTGTCGAGAGCCCTCCCAGCGGATTGCCTCCAAAACCCCTGATGTGCAGCATATTGTCTTGGGGCACGACCGAACGGACACCATTGTCTGACCATTCATATTGCAGGCTACCGTCGCGCAGTCGGCGTACGGTCATGACCTCCGGCGCGATGGGCACGCCAAGTGCAACCACTCGGCCATCGCCAGAACGAATGATCTCGGCATAAGCATTTCCGCCAAGTTCTATGCAGGCGCAAATAAACTCCCAAAAGTCGACCGCCGTCTGGTCGGCATTAGGGCTGTCGTGTAAAATCCTATAAAGCGGGTGATCACTTGCCGCAGTTCGAGTGCTGCCCTTGGTTCGGTAGACCATGAGCGGCAGCGAGGCGATGGTGCCAGCGAGCAAATTAACGCAGGCCCAGGCCGAGGCAAGGCCGAGCACTGAAGTGGTTGAGACCACTTCACCGGTCGTGGTGGTGCGGCCTTGAACTACCTGTGTAAGCCGGGGATCTGTAACCCCGATGGAGCGCGCGACGTATCCAAGGGCCTTTTGAAATAAATTCATGGCGCCAAGCTCTTCAGCCAGTCATCAATCGAGCCGGAGCTATCGCCTGCCATCGCCGCCCCCACTGCCATGCACAACGCCACGGCTGCATCGATCTTGTTACTGGCCCGCTGTTTAGAGAGCCACTTATTGTCCCAGCGGTCGGTCTCAGTGACCGCCGACATCATTGCTGAAATCAGCACCGGATTGCGCTTGAGGCGGATCCTGCCTTCAAGGATCAGTTCTTCGAGATGCCGTAGTGAGCCTGGCATCCATAGACCTTCGCTCATCGCGCCGCTTGGTTTGCCGCGTTTGGTGCCGCCTTGTGGGTGTTCGATAAAATTGACCGATAGCCCAAGGTCACAGACCTCCTCTTCAAATCGGCGAAACGCGTAACGGTCGTAGGCCACGGTCTCGATACGGTAATCGCTGTCCAGTTCAGCCAGCGCCTGCGCGACTTGGCGCAAGCTTATGTTCTCGCCCGGCGGTGCATTTAAAAATCCGCCAGCTACCCAGACGTCATAGGGCTGTTTGTCGCGAAGCACTCTGGCACTGAGCGTATCGCCCGGCGTCCAGACCTCAACCCAAGCATCAAAGCAGGGTTTGCCGTCCTTCTCGCCATTGCGCTGAACGCCGGCCAATGCGGTCAAATCCCGATTCTGGCTGAGGTCGAGCCCAAGCCAGACTGGTTTTCCCGCTTTAGGCTCGAACTCGGCAAGCAGAGGCTCCAGCGTGGACCGCGCCATCCATGCAGTCTCGGCATCGGTCCAGATGCAGAAGTGCAGCCGAAGTATGCCGTTTAATTGACCCGGAATGGCTTTAGCCTGGGCCACAACCTCGCTTAGATATTGCTCGGTGATCGTAACGCCCAATAATGGGTTAGCCTTGATCCAGCAGGCAGGATCCTTCAGCGGATCGTCACCCTCATCAAGCGCGCAGATATAGCTGAACGTCGTATCGTCGATGACTTGGCCGAGGTAAGTCGGGTCCAGCACAGCATCGGGATTACCGGCTGCCACCCGGACCCCATGTTCATGTTCCTCCCAAGCAACAGAATTGCGGTTTGAGCCCGAGTTGGTGATCATAAACAGCAACGGATCGCGGCGGAACTTGAAGCCGCGCTCAAGCATCTCGATAATCGAACGGTCCGGAAGCTCATGGACCTCGTCCGCTAGCACAAAGTAAGGCCGCGGCCCTGAACCGGTCTTGCCGGTATCACGCGACACAGGCCTGAAAAAACTACCCGACGGCAAATGGGCGATATTGAACTCGCGGCCAGGGCCACCTGAAAACTGAAGCCGCCGGGCTAACGCCGGGGATTGCCGCACCATCTTTACCGCATCTCGGAAGAGGATGTTGGCCTGCTCCTTTTTGGCGGCAGCCGCATAGATCTGAGCGCCCGCCTCCTTGCAGGCTGTCATCCCATAAACGCCAATGCCACCAGCAATCGGCGACTTGCCGTTGCCTTTGCCTTGTTCGATGTAAGCCCGGCGAAACCGGCGCCTGCCATCCTTGCGCTTCCAGCCAAATAGCGAGCCGATAATGAAGGCCTGGCTCGGTTCTAGCTGGAAAGGCTGGCCCTCGAACTGCCCCTCAGAAAGCTTCAACACCTCCTCAAAAAATGCAAAGGCATGATTGGCGGCCGTCTGGTCGAACCAGATGCCGTCCTTGCGCTTCAGGTCCGCGATGTGCCTTTGGCAAGAGTTGCGAACATGCGGCCCGGCGATAGTCTCGCCTGACACGACAGCTTTGGCATAAGCCAGCGTGCGATCAGGCGAAGAAGCGGTCGGCGGGATCTGAGCCTTCTTCTGGGGGCGCGGCCGCGATCCTGCTCCTGGCACTAGGCGTCATCCCGAATTCTGCAGCATAGCGCATCATGTCCGCGGCTGCCTTGTTTGCGGTGCCTACCAGAGGGTTCTGGATGGCATTGCCATTGGAGGTCTTTATCATGAGGCCTCCTGTGAGATGATCCTTCTGCGCCATCTTAGCGATCGCGCGTTCGGCCTGGGCCCAGCGGCCATAGGCCTGCGCGTATGCACCAAGCGCTGCTCGGTCGATCTCGGATAGAACGCCCAAATTGAAGAGAACCGTTGCGACCTGGTTCCATTCCTCTAACGCATCGTCGGTGAGGTGGGCCGGAGGCGCTGGAAGGGCCGCTTTGGTTCTGGCTTCCTTGCGGTTCAGTGAACGCTTTCCGGGATTTCCAGTAACCAGCTTGAGATGGGTTGGCTTTGGCTTTGTTCCTGGTCTCATAAGCAGGGACCCCGAGCATCTGGCGTTTATTTATGCAGCATCAAATTTCAACAAACTAACCGTGCGGCTGAATTTTTGGGTGGCGCAAACTGGTAGGCGAAGAGGCCGGAAACTCAGCCATGACTGTCTCAAATAACTGGCGTATGACCTTCATCAAGTTCGATGAAGCGGCAATCGCTGAACTGGATATAAAGGACTACAACTGATGACTATAATCATGCACCCCTCGCTGGCTGTTCACCCCGGTGATTGGCTGAAGACCGAACTGGTCGTTCCGCACGGCGTTAGCATCAATCACCTCGCAGCATGCTTTCACGTAACGCGCCAGACACTCAGCAATCTTTTCAACGGCCACACGGCCCTTTCCGCTAAAATGGCGATCAGGTTCGAGAAGGCTTTTGGTATAAGGGCGGATACGCTGATGCGTATGCA